TTGGGGGGACATGCGCCGCTTACGGAGTACGGGTGTCCCGATGCACCCGCACCCCAGAGCGGACCGTCGGCACCGGCCGCGGCCTGACGAGGTGGGGCCACTGACCCGCGGGGCTGTCCTGGGTCGGGTCAAACGCGCGGATCAAGAGATGCACTTGTCGACTCGAGATCAGGTGCGTGGCATGGGCCCGACAGAGGACGCGCACAATCCGCCGGTGCCACCGCCGCGCGGTCGATCGCAGAATCAACGCATCGATCCAGTCCCGCCAGCGGTCTACCACTCGGTCGATCGCCATGTCAGGGGGACGGGCGCTTGTGCCGTGAGGCGAGTGTGGCCTTGGCCTGCCGCTTCTTCTCGACGCGCGGCGGGGGCGCGGGCGTACTCGCCGATCCTAGGAGTCGGGTCCGCCCCATCGCCATCAAGAACGCGTCAAAGCGATCCGGATAAATGCGGTACGTATGCCGGCGGGTCCCCCGGATTGTCTCGGCCTCGAGCTTCACGCGCGCGCCGCCGGGCGCCGGCTTCCCTTCGGTGATCGCCTGACAGATCCAGTTGGCGCTGACGCCCATGAAGTGCGCGCACTCGCTCGCCCGCAAGGCCGTGGGTGCTGAGAGCAGGGACATCCGCGCCCATGATCGCACAACGCCGTGCGGCCGAGACCCTCGCAGCAGTGCTCAGCGAGCGAACCGTGCCCCCGTCGCACAAATCACTGTGCACAATGCGGATCGTCGGCGGACCGCAGGCTGATACTTGGAGCGTGCCGCCGCGAGAGCCCCAAAAATCCGCGTTCCAACGCGGCTACACGAAAGCCTGGAGCAAAGCCGCGAAGGCGTTTCGGCTCAAGTATCCGTTGTGCGGCATGCGTCCCGATCATCAACCGCCGGTGATGAGCGAGTGCGATCAACTCGAACGCAGCACGCCAGCGACGCTCGTTGATCACGTCGTGCCGCATCGCGGCGATCACACGCGCTTCTGGGATGAGCAGGGGAATTGGCAATCGCTGTGTTTTCGCTGTCATACCCGGAAGACCGCGGCGGAAGACGCCGCGTTCGCGGAGGCGAATGTCAAGGGATAACGCGCCGGTCGACGTCGCCCATCGATCTGATCGTGCAGGCCAGGGGGGGATCAGTCTCTGGGACCTGGGCGCCGGGAGACACAGGCTGTCCTTCATACGCACAACGCCAGCGAATGAAATTCGCGGGGCGGCCTGACGATGGCGGGGACGAGTCGTTCAGGCGGCCGGAACCGGAAGTCCTCCGCCCTCCATGCGGTCGAAGGGACCTTTCGCACCGGCCGCCATAACGCCGCGGAGGTGACACTGGACCCCCCGAAGGGCCGGCCGGCCACGCCCCCGACGCTCGGCGGTCACGCCCTGGTGGAATGGGACCGGATGATCGCGCGCCTCGAGGAGCTCGGGACCCTGTCGGCCGTCGATGACGCCGCGCTGTATCAGTACGTGTGTTTGTTCGGCGAAACCGAGGATACGCAAGATCGCCGACGAGACACCGCGCTGCTGGTGACGACGCTGCAGGCCACGATCGCCCGTGAAGCCACGCGCATCACCAACGCGGCCGCGCCGGTCGCCGAGGACCTCGCGGCCACCGCCGACGCCGTCGCGCAGATCCTCGCGCTGCAGCAAGTCATCGCGAAACAGACGACGCAGCTCCGGCAGGGACACATGGCCATCCGGCAGTACCTGGTCGAATTTGGGATGACGCCGGCGGCGCGGACCCGCGTGAGTGGGGGCCGACGAGAGGGCGATCACGCGCCCGTGAATCCGCTCGATCGGTTCACGCAGCCGAAGAAACTAGCATGACGATCCCGGATGATCGGCGCCGCGATGCCGTGACCCGCTACGCGACCGACGTCGTCGCGCGGCAGATCGTCGCCGGGCGGAAAGTCCGCCTCGCGTGCGCGCGCCATCTCGACGACCTCGCGCACCAAACAGAGAAGGGGTTGCTCTGGGACGCGGCTGAGGCGCAGGAAGCGATCGATTTTTTCCCGACGTGCCTCTGCCTCCCGGAAGAAACCGACGCCGACGAGGACGTCGAAGCTTCGGACGATGTCAGCCCGGAGCACGGCACGCCGTTCGTCCTCTCGCCGCACCAGCAATTCATCGTGGGCAGCCTCCTGGGCTGGTTCTCGGTCCGCGTCAGTAAGAAGACCGGCGCGCGGCGCGTGCAGCAACGCTTCCGGATCGCGTTTTACCAGGGCGGGAAGGGCGACGGGAAGACGCCGCTCTTTGCCGGACTCCTGCTTCTCATGTTGGTCCGGCACGGCGTGCGAGGCGCGCAGCTGTTTTGTGCGGCCGTGACGAAAGAGCAGGCCAAAATCGCCTTCACCGACTGCGTGAAAATGGTCGAGGCCTCGCCGGCGTTGCAGAAACTGATCACGCACACCGGCAACAACCTCGCGGTCAAATCGACCGGCTCGTTCATTCGACCGATCTCCGCGGAGAAGCGCGGCCTCGACGGGAAGCGCGTCCAGGGCGCCGTCGTCGACGAAATCCACGAAGCCCCCAGCAACGTCGTGTTGGTGAAACTGCGCGCCGGGATTAAGGGCCGGCCGAACGCGCTCATCATGATTCCCACCAACGCGGGCTTTGATCGGGAGACGGTGTGCTGGGAACTGGTCGAGTACTCGCGGCAGATCCTGGAGGGCACGCTCGTCAATGAGACTTTTTTTGCGTACGTGTGCGGACTCGACGCCTGCGATCGCTGCCACGCCGCCGGCAAGCTCCAACCCTCCGACGATTGCCCGGACTGCGACGATTGGAAGGTTGAGGGTCCCCATTGGCTCAAGTCCGTGCCGAACCTCGGCGTTTCGCTGCCGTGGGAATACATGCGCGAGCAAGTCCGCGAGGCGATCGCGATCCCCTCGCTGCGGAATATGGTGCGGCGCTTGAATTTCTGCCAGTGGACCCAGCAGGCCACGGTCTGGATCACGGCGGAGCAGTGGGCCGCGTGTGCGTGTGACGCGCGGGAGGTCGCCGCATGATCACGCGGCGCGGATTCATCGGCCTCCTCGGTGTGGCGGTGGCGGCGACGTTGTCGCCGGACGCGTTTCATACGTCGCTGCTCGGGCGGGAGTGTTTCCTCGGCATCGACCTCTCTGACAAAATCGATCTCTCGGCGGTCGTCGCTGTCTTCCCCCGCGCGATCGCGCGCGAGGATCGAGGCGAGGCGGCCGTCGAGAGCCTCGCCGACCCCACGAACCAGCCGACGATCGACCGCGCGATCGACGTGCGGCCGTTTTTTTGGATGCCTGAGAAGACGCTGGCGCGGCGGGCGCAGGAGGACAAAATCCCCTATCCCGACTGGGCGCGGGATGGCTACGTCTTCACAACCCCTGGCAGTCTCATCGACCACGACGCGATCGTGGAATTCATCATCAGTGGGCTCGCCGTGGACTACAAGATCCGCGGCATTGGCATCGACCAGGCGGGCGCGGCGGGCGTGGTCTCCAAGCTTCAGCGCCACTTCGGGGACGAGCTCGTCAAAGAAATCCCGCAAGGGTTCCGCCGGTTGTCGGAGCCGTCGAAGCTACTCGAAGCGCTCATCGTCACCAACAACCTGACGCACGACGGGAACCCCTGCCTGGCGTGGTGCATGGGGAATATGGGCACCGAGGAGAACGCCTGGCGCGAGATCCGGCCGGTGAAACTCAACCAGCGGAAACGGATTGACGGCGGCGTGGCGCTGGTGGACGCACTCGCGCAGATGACGGCGACGCCGGCGGCGCAACGCTCGGTGTATGCGACACGAGGAGTACGCACGCTTGGCGATTGATCGACCGAAAGTGATCGCCGCCCTCGCGGAGAACGTGAACGGCCTCGCGGTCCTAGGGGGCGCGATCTGGCTCTACGTCGGCGTGCACGGCTTCTCGCCGGCGGCGGCGGACATCGTCGCAGGCGTGCTCCTGATCGCGATCGGGCTGCGGCCCTATCTCCAGGGATCGAGGCGCCCCTGATGGATCTCCTGGCGCGGCTCTTCGACGGCGATCTCCACGCGGGCACACCGGGCCCAACCGATGACTTCTGGTATCAGCCGACCGCCGGCGGCGTGCTGACCGCGGCGGGGATGCGCGTCGACGAGGACGGCGCGCAAAAGCTCTCCGCGTGGTTCCGGGGACGGTTCATTCTCCAAATCGTGCTCGCGATGCTGCCGTTCCCGATCCTCCGACGGTTGCCCCACGATGGCGGCGCCGAGCTGGCGGTCGACCATCCGCTGTACGACGTCCTCCACGATCAGCCCAACGACGTCGACGACTCCTTTCAGTGGCGCTGCACCAAGATGGGGCACCTCATCGACCACGGCCACGCCTATGACTGGATCGTGCCGGGTCCGCGCGGCTTCGCCCACCAACTCGTGCCGATTGCGCCGACCCTGGTCACCCCGAAACAGCAGCGCGTGACCTTGGCGAACGGCGCGGTGATTCCCGGGCGGATGCTGTACGACGTGCGGAACGATCAGACCGGCCGGACGTCGACCTTCACGCAGGACGACATCTTTCACCTCCGCGCGCCGGGCGGGCACGGCATCCTCGCGCATGCGCGCTCGAGCCTCGGGACGGCGCTGGCGACCGAGAGCTTCGCGGCCGCCACGTTTGGGCGGGGCTCGCTGAATGGCGGCGTCATTGAAAATCCCGGCGTCATGGACGAGGAGGCGTCGCGACGGATGGCGCGGTCCTTCATCACCGCGGCCGGCGATTGGCGCCTCCCGAAGGTGCTCGAGCAGGGCAGCACGTTCAAGGAAAGCACGCTGTCGCCAGAAGACTTCCAAATGCTCCTGAGTCGGAAGTTTTCGGTCGACGATGTGGCGCGCTGGTTGGGCGTGCCGCGCCAGATGCTCGAGAACAGCGATCCGAGCTTCGGGAATGCCGAGCAGTTCTGGCAGTCATTCCTGACGATCGGGATGGGCGGCTGGTTGTCGCTGTTTGAATTCGCGGTCAACAGCCAACTGATTCTCGCCCCGCAGACCTATTTCGCCCGGTTCACCCGGCAGGCGATCCAGCGCGCCAACTTCGCGGAACGCGTGGCCGGGCTCGTCGCCCTCAAGAACGCTGCGATCATCTCGGCCGATGAGGCGCGGGGCGTGGAGGATATGAACAAGCGCGGCGGCCGCGCGGACGAACTCGTCGAATCGCAAAACATCACCGGCAAGCCTCCGACGGCGTCCGATGCCTCTGGGCATCGCCCGGCCACCGGCGCTCGAGCCGACGCGATTACGACCGAGTCCGCGGCACGGCTGCTCCGCAAGGAAGTCGCCGCGGTCGGGAAGGAAGCCGTGCGCCACGCGGGGCATCTCGACACGTTTCTCGCGGCGGTGACCACGTTCTACGCCGCCCACGCGCGGCTCGTGGCGCAGACGCTGCAGATCTCCGCGGCGCAGGCCGAGGCCTACTGTGATCGGCAGGCCCACCAGGTGACCCGCGGCTGGGTGGAGGCCGTCGCGTTGTGGCAAACCGCCGCGTATGCCGCCGGCCTCGCGGCGCTGGCGCTGGAGGACCCTCCCCCATGAATGACCACGAGCCGATGCTGCAGTTCTTTTCGTTCGCGCATCTCCCGCCGCCACTCGCGGACGTCAGTCAACCGTTCTGCCTGCTCGCGGCACGCCTCGTCGACACACTGCCGCGCAATCCAGAGCGATCGGCCGCGCTGCGGAAACTGCTCGAAGCGAAGGATTGCGCCGTGCGCGCCGTGTTGTATCAAGCGGAGTCGCCACTATGAAATACCAACGCCTCGTCGCGTACGTCGCCGACACGCTGTGGGCCTGTCACCCGAGCAAGCTGGCCGAGCTCCTGGCCGTGCTCGCCTTTCGATCCGCGGGACACGAGTACTCCGAGGCCGAAATCGCGGCGCGCATCGGGGATGCCGGGAACCGCGCGCCCGGGCCGACGAGTCGTGGCGCCGTGGCCGTGATTCCGGTTCGCGGCATGATCGCGCATCGGATCTCGGGCATGGAGGATACGAGCGGCGGCACCTCCTGTGAACGCATCAGCGCGCAGATCGACCGCGTCGTGGCCGAGGGGATCGGCACGATCGTGTACGACTTCGACACGCCCGGCGGCACCGTGCCGGGTATTCAGGAGCTGGCGGCGAAGATGTTCGCGCTGCGCGGGCAGGTCACCCAGATCGCGCAGATCAATTCGATGGCGGCGAGTGCCGGGTACTGGTTGGCGAGCCAGTGCGATGAACGGGTCTGCATGCCCAGCGGCTGGGCGGGATCGATCGGCGTGTATTCGGCGCATCAGGATCTCTCGAAGGCGCTCGAGCGGGAAGGCATTGACATCACGCTGATCTCGGCCGGGAAGTACAAGACGGAAGGCAGTCCGTTTGGCCCGCTCTCGCCCGACGCGTTGGCGGTGCGGCAGGCGACGGTCGATGCGACCTACGCGCTCTTCACCAAGGACGTGGCCCGCGGGCTCGGCGTCTCCGCGGCGGACGTCCGGTCCGGGTACGGGGAAGGGCGCGCGCTCGGGGCGAAGGACGCGAAGGCCGCCGGACTGATCGACCGGATCGCGACGATGGACGAGACGCTCGGGCGCCTGGTCGGACGGACGACCTCGAGCGGGGGGATGCGCGCCGCGGATCTCCGCGATCCCTCCCCCGCGGGGCAGGCGCGGCGGGCGTATGTGGACGCGTTGACGGCGAGCGCGCGAGGCCTCCTGCACGCGGAAGGGGAACCGGCGGAGTTGGTCCCGCCGCTCCAACCGCACGAAGCGGATCCGGACGACCTCGATGATCTGGACGACTTGACGGCGTCCGCGGCCGTGCATCAGGCGCGACGACGGCGGTTGCTCTAACATCCTGTGCAACGACCCTCCTGATCCGGCCGTAAGCTGGATCCCAAGATTCGCACCGCGGCTTCCGTTGAAGGCGCGTGTTGATCGAGACCCTGAGCCGTGCGGCCATCCGTACGCCCCGGGTTCTCGCTGAACACGCGCCTTTTTCGTTTGTGCGCCCGGCTTTTTTCAGGGAGTGAGACGCCCATGAGATTCGGGACCCTGCCGTTCCTGCTGGCGCTGGTCATCGCCATCGCGCAGACGCCGACGAACATCTATCAGATTTGCGCCTGGAACCATGGCACCGAAGCCACGGAGCCGTGGCGGCGGGCCGCAGGCGGGGCGACGACGGCCACCCTGCAGCGGATCGGCGCGCGCCTGCGGGCCTGGGTCGCCGACTGGGCGCCGCCCTCCGGCCTCCTGAGCGAGGTCGGCGCCGTCGGCAACATCAAGCAGTTGATTCAGAACGAGGCGGACCACAAGAAGGCGATCGCGACGCTCAAGAAAGAAGGCCGCGGCCTCACGGCGCTCGAGAAGCCGACCCCGGAGCAGGCCACGCGGCTCACTGCCGTGTTCGCCGAGCTCGACGGCCTCGATGAGCAGCTCGAGGCGAACGCGCTCGCGCTCACGCAGGCGCGCCGGCTCCAGGACGAGGAACGCGCGAGCCCGACGGGGATCGAGGTCGGCAAGGACCTCGCCGAGGCGAAGGCCTGGGGGCCGACGCTGCACAGCGACGCGACGCCGGCCATGAAACTGGAAGCGCGCCAGGCCGCTCTCGGCGAGTTCGCGATCGCGGTCCGCTCGTTGGTGAATGGCACGGGCAGCGACCCGCGGCTCTTCGCGGCGGCGACCGGGATGGGCACGGCGGTCCCGTCCGATGGGGGCTTCGCGGTCCCGCAGGAAGTGGCCGCCGGCATCGAGCGCGACATGTTCGCGGTCGGGGATCTCTTGAGCCGCGTGGACGCGCGCACGATCAGCGGCGACGCGATCGCCTACAACGTCATTGATGAGACCAGCCGGGCCGCCGGATCCCGTCAAGGCGGCGTCCAGGGCTATTGGGTCGACCAGGGCACGGCGCCGACGGCGTCGCAGACCAAGCTCGCCAGGGTCGAATTCAAGCTCCGCAAAGTCGGCGCGCTCGGCTACATGACCGACGAGCTCGTGGCGGACGCGGCCGGACTCGGCGGCGAACTGGAATCGATGTTCAGCGACGAGCTGGTCTTCCAGGTGGAAGATGCCATCACGGAAGGGGTCGGCGCCGGGCAGCCGCTGGGGTATCTCCTGGCCGCGTGTCTCGTGTCGGTCGCCAAGGAAACCGGGCAAGCGGCGGCCTCGATCGTCAACGACAACATCCTGAAGATGTGGGCGCGCATGCCGGCGCGGTCGAAGAAGACTGCCGTGTGGCTGGTCAACGGCGACGCCGGCCCGCAGCTCGACACCTTGTCCCAGGCCATCGGCACGGCGGGGATTCCCTCGCGCGTCGTGACGTACAGCGCTGACGGCATCATCGCCATCAAAGGCCGGCCCGTCGTCGAAACGGAATACAACGCGACGCTGGGCACGGTCGGCGACCTCGTCTTGATCGACCTCTCGAAGTACCGCCTCATTCGTAAGGGCGGCGTCGAGCAGGCGTCTTCGATTCACGTGCGCTTCGCCCAGGGCGAACAAACCTTCCGCGCCTTCTACCGCTGTGACGGGCAGATGATGCCGCGTGCCCCCTTGACGCCGTTCAAAGGCGGCGCGAACACCCTCAGCCCCGTCGTTGTGCTCGCCACCCGCGCGTAAAGGGAGAGCCGTCCATGAGACTCAGCGAATCACTCGTCTTTGTACCGCTCTTCGAACCCAAGGACGTCGCGGCCGGCGCCTACGTCAGCGATGCCGTGGATCTGGCCCAACTGAACGGGTTCAGCGCGATCCTCACCTTCGGCGCGATTACCGGCAACTCCGTGTTGACCGTCAACGGCGATAGCACGTCCGCGCTGGCGACGGCGTTGACCACGCCCATCGCCTTCAAGTACCGGCTGGGCGCCGCGGATTACAAGGCCGCCCTCGCGGACCAGTTCGGCGATCCGATCGCGGTCGCGAGCACCGGTCTGACGCTGGTCGCGGCCACGTTTGATCATCGGACCATCGTGATCGAAATCGATCCGGACACGCTGCCCGCCGGCGCGCATTGGGTGACGTTCAATATCTCGGCGGTGGCGAATCCGGGGCTCGTGGCCGGCGTCGGCGTCGGCGCCGCGCGGATGCCAGGGCATCTGATCCCGTCGGTCCTGTAAACGGCGGCGGATCCAGCGGCGCGGTGGACGCGCGGGAGTGAGATCAGCATGTCAGCACCGAATGTCGTGGCGGAGTGGATCGGGGGCGACCTCGTCTACAAAGACAAAACCAAGACGGAGTTCGCGCGCTTCGATGGGACCAACGGCGTACTCCAGGCCAAAGACCTAACGTTGTGTCGGCGCGTGCGGACGGCGATCGCCCAGGTGAACGCGGGCGCCACGCTGCTGCCGGCGCTGGGCGCGGGGTACGCCTATCGCCTGATCGACGCCTTCGCGATCGCCATCGGCGGCGCCGCGGCGGCCGTGACGACCGTTGACGTCATCGGCACGCTGAGTACCGCGCGCAAACTCGTCGCGTTCGGCCAGGCGGCGCTGACCCAGAGCGCGCTCGTGCGAGCGGGCTCATCGGGCGGTGTCCTCCTGGCGGACGGCGCGTCCTTCACCGCGAATGATGCGAATACCGCGATCACGATTGGGGTCACCGGCAGCCCGCTGACGACCGCCACCCATATCGACGTCGTCCTCACCTACGCGATCGATCGGGTGTAAATGGCTGTTGGCACCGTCACGATCACGCACACGCGACAAGGATCCATTCGGACCCTCGCGGCGGCGTGTGTGGCGTCGTCGACCGATGGGAGTTTTCCCGCCACCGTGCTGCCCGCGTTCGAGGGGCGCCTGCTCGACCTCATCGTGAATCCGGGGGCCACGGCGCCGCAGGCGTTGTACGACCTGACGGTGATTGACCAATACGGGCACGACGTCCTCGAAGGGTTGGGGGCGAATCTGAGCGCCACGGTGACCTCGAAGGCGCCGATCGTCTACAGCGGGACCGGACTGCATCCCGCGATCGACGAGGGCGACGTCCTGACCCTCACGCTCGTCAACAACAACGTGAACAGCGCGATCGTGGACGTGGCGATCACGTACGCGCTCGGGGCCTGAGCGTGCGTCATGAGTCTGTCCCTGGTCACGGCGCCGGCGACCGAGCCTGTCACGCTGGCGGCGGCCAAGACGCATCTCCGGGTCGATAGCGACTACGACGACGAGCTGATCAGTTTTCTGATCGTGGCGGCGCGGGAATACGGCGAAGTCTTCACGCGCCGGGCCTTCATCACGCAATGCTGGGACGACCAGCGCCACGCGTTTCCGTGCGGCGGGGAGCCCATCTGGTTGGAGAAACCTCCGCTGCAGCTGGGGACCGACCTCGCGCCGACGCCGCCGGTCGTCACCTACGTCGATTCGGAGGGGGTGACGCAGACGTGGAGTGCCACCCGCTACACGATTGATGCGCCCGTCGGGCCCACCGCGCGTCGGGCCTGCCTGGTCCCCAACTACGGCCAGGTCTATCCGTCGACGCGGGACGTCGTCGCTGCCGTGACGATTCGGTTCTGGGCCGGGTACGGCAACGCCGCCGCGGTGCCCAAGCTGCTCACGTTCTGCTTGAAAGAGCACATGCGCGCGGCGGAGCTCCGGAGCGACCCCGAGGCCTCGCAACAAATCCTGCGCTGGGTCAGTGCCCAACTCTGGCCGTTCAAGTCGTTTTGACGATGTCTGAGATTCGCCGTTTGTCCGAGCGCCTCACGATCCAGACGGATCGCCCCGCCGCGATCGCGGTGAGCGCGTTGACGTGGGCGGCCGGCCGCGTGTCCGCGGTGACCGTGACGCCGCACGGCTACACCACCGGCGACTTCGCCACCGTCGCTGGCGCGACGCCGAGCGGCTATACCGGCAAGGTGCAAGTCACGGTCACGAGCCCGACGACGTTCACCTATGCGGCGACCGGTCCCCTGACCACGCCGGCGACGGGCTCGATGACGGTGACGTACGCGGCGGATACGCATGGCGGGCGCGCGGGGCTGGCCTGGCGGGTGCTGGCGACGATCTCGGCCGAGTTCATGCCGCTGCGCACGTTCGAACGCTTGGACCGCGGCGCGGTCGAAGGCGGCCTCGCCTGTCGGTTTCGCGTGCGCGCGCGGGCGGATCTCCGGGCGGGGATGCGCGCGATCTGGCTGGCGGTGTGGCCGCCCGATGCGACGCCGCGCACGCTGCTCGTGAAGGGCGTCGAGCCGGATGGCGTGGACCGCGAATACCTCCTGCTGCAGTGCGAAGAGGTGGCGGTCTGATGCCTGGACGGACGAGTCGCGCGGCCGCGCTCGAGCTCACGGCGAGCTTGCCGGGGCTTGCGACGACCAGTACGCGACTCACGCGGCTCAATGCCAGCATCGCGGACTGGACGCCGTTCTGGAATTTCTACTTTTCACCGCTCTTCTATCAGCACGAGACGGAGATCTTCGCCAGTGGCGGCGGCGGGAAGTGGAAGCCGTTGTCAGCGGCGTCGGCGAAGTGGAAGCTTCGGCACTTTCCGGGGCGCGGGCTCTTGGTGGCGACGGGCGCGCTGAAGACGTCGTTGACGCGGCCCTTTGCGGCGGGGGCGATCTACAAAGCCTCGGCGCAGGGCTTGCTGATTGGGTCCTCGGTGCCCTATGCGCGGGCGCATTTCACGGGCACGCCCCCGCGGCCGATGACTTCGAAGAACCGGTTGCCGAAACGCCGCGAGATCTGGGTGCCCTGGCAATTCCTGGCCGGGACCGCGCCCGTCCTCAAGAAGTGGATCCGGGACCAGGCGGCAAAGGACCCGGCGCCTGGCATTGAGATCGCGGGGACGCCATGAGCGGCACCGGCGATCTCGAAGACGTGAAGCGCGCGATCGCGCAACGGCTCAGGAGCGCGCGGTTTCTCGAGATCCTCGCGGGCGTGGATGCCGAGAAGGCGGACGGATCGACGACGCCGGCGCCGGCCGAAGTGTCGGAAGGGGAGCGCGCCTTTGCGATCGGCCAGGCGTATCCGGTGGGCGCCGTGATTGGGGCCCGCACGGCGTACGCGAGCGAGGCGAACGTCGAGAAAGACGCGGCGCACGAGATCCAGGTGGTGTGGACGGTGACCGGGGACGACGAGCTCCAGATCACGCGCTACCTCGAGCGGCTCGTGCGCGCGACGCGGGATCTGTTCTGGAACCAGTCGCTCGAGGAGCTCCACACGCCCTGGGTGTTGGTGCGCGGCGACGAGTACAGCGCCCTGATGCCGACCGATGAACACCCGCCGTTTATCAAAGCGGCGTCGACGCAACTGTTGGTCACGACGTATTCGCTCTAACGCAAGGAGACAGCTGCTATGGCAACACTCACCGCGACCAAGTTGGGGCCCGACACCGGGCTCGCGGATCTGGCCGCCTCGTCGGCCGTCGCCGCGGCCGTCGGCGGGGACGCCTTCCTCCTCCAGGGCCGCGAAATCCTCGTCGTCAACAACGCCGCCGTGTCGCCGATCACGGTCACGGTGGTGGCTGGGCCGGACAATTTCGGGATCACCAACGCGGCGCACGATCTCACCCGCACGGTCGGGGCCGGCAAGACGGCGGTCATCGGCCCGTTGAGTCCGGGTCGGTTCCGGGATGTGAACGGGCTCGCGCAAATCACCTACAGCGCGGTCGTCACCGTGACGGTCGGCTTGTTCGCGGTGGCCACGACCAGCTAACGCGCGGGCCACCAGCGACCACCCGCAACAGGAGCGAGTATGCCCACCTATCGCGTCACCGCCGGCCACGTGCTTCCGCACCAGGGCGCCGTCCTCGAGGCCGGCGCCGAACTCGAGCTCCCGGCGCATGTCGCCGCGGACCCGGAAATCGCCTATCGCATCGAGCCGGTGGCGGCCCCCGAGCCGCCGCGGCGCCGTCAGTCGGACCTCGTCGTCCCCCCCGGGCGTGAGCCCGACACACAGGAGTAGACCGCTATGGCTTTCGATGTCACGCGAATTGAAGTCGGCCCCGCGCGCATCTTTCTCGGCGTCACGCTGCCGGCGAGCGGCGCTTTCCCCACACTGGTGACCCACACCGCCGGGGTGCCGTCCACGGGCACGGAGATCGGCCTCACGGAAGGCGATACCGTCCTCGAGATCAAGTCGGAGAAGAAAGAGATCACGGCCGAGCAGTTCTACGCGCCCGTGGAAGTCTTTCTCACGATGCAATCGGCGAAGGCGAGCTTCACCGCGAAGGAATCGACGATCATCGGCCTCCGGGCGGCGTTGGACAACATCCTCCAGCAGACCACCGGCACCGAGGAAGCCTTTGCGTTCGGCAGCGGCTCCGGATCGTTCGCCGTGCTGAAGCAGTCGGTCTTTCTGTCCGCCCGTCGGCGGGACAACCCGGCCAAGTACATCGTCTGCCTGCTCTACAGCGCATATGTGAGCAAGCCGCTGACCTACACCTTCAGCCGGACCAAAGAGGCGACGTACCCCGTGGAGTTGACGGGCCTGGCCGTCGTCACGCGGACACCGGGTGATTGCATGGGGCAGTTCTATCGCGAGATCGGGTAAAGGCCTTCCGTGCCGCTGACCACGCGCTACGGCTTCGCGGAGGCGCCCACCAGCGCGATCGTCGGCGATGGATCGCTGGCCTGGACGACGTCGACGGGCGCGCTGGCGGCGGCGGGCACGACGCTCGAAGTGGCCGCCTCGTCCGCGTTTCCCGCGGCGCTCGAATTCGACATCATCATCGGCGTGCGCGATCCCGCGACGGGCGTGTGGGCCTCCGCGGAAAACCGGCACGTCACCGTCGTCTCGGGCACGACCTGGACCGTCTCCGCCGGCAGTCTCGAGCACGTCAGCGGATCAGATATCGCGCACGCCCTGACGGCGACGGCCCTCAAACACAACCCCGGCGCGCTCACCGATCCCGGCGATCTGCCGTACCTGCTGGCCACGGGCCGCATGGGGCGACTCGCCGCGCCGGCCGATGGCGCGTACGCGGTCACCTGGGCGAGTGGGGTGCCGTCGTGGACGCCGGCGCCGGCGACGAGCGGGATTGCCTTCGCGGATCTCGCCACCCCGCCAGGCGGCACAGCACTGGGGTCTGTGCTCGCGCCCTTCGCCAGTCTCGTGGTGACGGGCTATGCAAATCCGATCGTGTCAGCCGTCGCCACGCCCTCGGGCGGATCGACCTACGCGGAGTACTTCGTGGTGGCTGTTTTTGCCGACGGGACGACGACCGGCGCCATCGGCGACGCGTTCGTGGAAGTGTTCGACGGTCCCGCCGTCCTCGATCTGACGCACTACATCGACGTGACGTGGACCGCCGTGGCCGACGCGATCAGCTACCGGGTATATACGGACGAACGCGACGGGACGCCGTCCTCAGTGGGCCTCCTCGCGACGGTGTCCGCCCCGACGACGACCTGGCGCGATACCGGAGGCGCGGCGGACGGGACGGTCGTCTATCCCCGCAACACGACCGGGTCAGTGACGATCCCCTCTGTGCTGCACGTCAACGCGGGAAGCAGTGACGGCTTCCGAATCGACGGGCTACTCGGCGCCCGGTTCGTATCGTGCGGTCATAACTCGACCCTTATTGGGTCTAGTGCAGGGCCAGCCGACCTCTTAGATACCCTCGACATTGTGGCGGTGGGCGCTGGCGCGCTCGTGAACCTGGGCGACGGGCTGGACGGGAACAGTTACTACAACCTCGCGGTCGGACGGCAATCGCTCGCGGGCGTCACGACCGGGAATGTCAATCTCGGTATCGGCAACGGCGCGTTCGGCTCCGTGGTGTCGGGATCCTTCAACCTTGGGATCGGCGCCGACGTCGGGAACTTCACCAGTGGCGCGGCGCTGGAGCCCACCACTACCGGGTCCTACAACATCATGATCGGCAGCGAGGCGGGCTTCACGGCCGGCTCCGCGCAGCTCAACAACACGCTCGTCATTGGGTACCAGGTCCGAGTCAGCGCCAGCAATCGCGCGGTGATCGGCGATGCGGCGATGACCGATGCGTACTTCGGATCGGAAACCGGCGCGGCGACGCTGCATGCCGCGGGCTATGTGCTCTCGGGTGGCGGCACCCTCGCGACACAAGCCTGGGTCGGCCTCCAGGGCTACACGACCCCGGGGGCGGTCGTCACCTATGTCACGGGCTTGGGGTACACGACCCTGGCGGCCGTCGCGGGTGTTGGGTACGTGCCCGGCACGCGCACCGTGAATGGGCATGCGCTCTCAGCGAACGTGACGGTGACCGCGGCCGATCTCAGCCTCGGCAGTGTGGAGAACGCCGCCGCCTCGGGCCTCTACGTCCCACTCACCCGCACCGTCAACGGCCACGCGCTGAGCGGCAACGTGTCGGTGACCGCGTCAGACCTGTCCCTCGGATCGGTCGAGAACACGGCGCTGTCGACATGGGCGGGCACCGCGAACCTGACGACGCTCGGGGCGATTGGTACGGGCAGTTGGAATGCGACGGCCATTCCGGTCACGAAGGGCGGGACGGGGAGTGCGTTCTTCACCGTCGCCGGCCCAACGGCCACCCGAATCTACACGTTCCCCGATGCGGCCGCGACGATCGCGCGCACCGACGCAGCCAACACGTTCACCGGCGTGCAGACGATGACCAGTCCGGCGCTCACGGGGCCGGTCACCGTGACTGAAGTCGCCGGGTCGTCGGGCCTCACGGTGACGGGCGCCACGCAAACGACGTCACAGCCCGCGTTGAATATCACGCAAGGGTGGAACGCAAACCTGGCGTTTACCGCGATCAGGTTGAATGTCACCAAGACGCTCACGAACAACTCCGCACTGTTGATCGATTTACAGGTTGGGGCGGCGTCCAAGTTTTCGGTCAACGAGTTTGGCAACATGACGGTCGCGAGCGAGATCGCCGCCGGCACGTGGTTTTATTCGACGAGTAACGGCGCGACCGTTGGCGCGTCCAACTACCTCGGGTTCGGCGCAGCCAATGCGAATGGAACGGCCGATACCATCTTCCGCCGTGACGCAGCCGACACGATGGCGCAACGGCGTACCACCACCGCGCAAAAGTTCCGGGTCTATAACACCTTCACCACCGTGGACACGGCGGGCGAGTGGTTCGACATCGATTGGCGGACCACCGCGAATACCTGCATCCTCTCGACCCGCAAGGGCAGCAGCACCGGCACGCTGCGCGGACTGATCGTCGCGGCGGATGGGACCGTGCCGCTTGGCTTCTATGGCGCCACGCCGATCACGCGGGCGGTACTGGCCACCGGGACCAGCAAGACCGTGGATAACGTGATTACGGCCCTCCAAAACCTCGGCCTCGTGAGTCAAACCTAACCGGACCCTATGAAGACCCGCCTCTTTACCTTCACCCCCGACGCCGCCGGCCGCGCCGACTTCCGCCTGGCCTCAGAAACCCTGCGCAGCCGCGATCCCCAGAAGTGCACCGGCACCGAGCGCCAATGGATCGAGCAGTTGCAGAGGGCGTTGATCACCGTGAGTGAGCCGATTGGCGATCTCCCCGACGACGCCGAGATCGACGTGCGTCCGCGCAAGCTCCAAGACGGCGGCGGCACCATCACGATCACGCAGAAGGCGCACGAGAAGCTCGAGACGTATCTCGAAGAGGCGCCGTTTCAAGCGGCGTTTCTGATCGCGGCGGCGGACTTTCGGGATCGCTGGGGCCAGGCCGAGAAGAGCGAATCGGCCGAGCTGCCCGGGAAGGGGACCGCATGAGGATCCTCGGGTCCCTGCGCGCGGTACTGGGGGCGATCACGGGTCGCTATGTGACGGGCGCCACCGGCACGCATCACGAGGTCGTGGCGTTCGACGCGGTCGTGCGACGCGCCGTCGGGCTGGATATGGCCGTCACACGGAACCTGGCCTTCGACGCCGCCATCCGACAAGCCGTCGCCACGGACGTGGAGCGCTGATGGCGGCAGAAGTCCACATCGGGGATGTCGGCACGCTGTTTAAGCCCCGCTTCCTGGATGAAGACGGCGTGGTGATCAACATCGCCGCGGCGACGGTGAAGCAGGTGGTCTTCCAGAAGCCAGACGGCACCGTGCTCACCAAGACCGCCACGCTCTTCACGGATGGGACGGACGGCATCGCGCAGTACGTCTCGGTGGCCGGCGATCTCGACGTCGCCGGCTTTTGGTCGATCGAAGGCTACGTGGAAATCCCGAGCGGGAAGTGGCATTCCGATATTCATCAATTCCCGGTCAAGGCGAACCTCGGCTGAGGACGCCCCGCCCGTGACGTCTTGGAAGGGTCTTTTCTATGGCTGATCCGCAACCGTTCTCCACCGCCGCGCAACTTCGGGCGCGGCCCATCATCGTCACCGTGCCGAGCGAGGAGGATGAGCCGCCCGTGCGCATCAGTTGTCGCCGGCCCGATCCGCTCGTCCTCTTCACCAGCGACTTACTCCCGCTCGAGATTTACGCGGCCGTCGCCGAGAAAGTGACCGGGCCGCTCCCCGAATTCTCGCGGGCGGCGTTCCAGAACCAGGGGCTCTACGGCGACTTCATGGATCGGTGGGTCTGTGCGGCGGCGGTCGACCCCGTCGTCGTCTTCACGGCGGAGGAGGCGTCCGACGCGGCGATCTGGGTTCAGGACCTGGCGCCGGAGATTCGCGTCGCGATCTTCATGCGGACCAACGATCGGTTGGCCAGTACGCGCGTGATTGCCGCGGTGACGGACTTTCGTCGCCACCAGTCCGTGGATCCCGACCCTGGATCGGACGGCGCGCCGGTACGGGACCCGGCCGTCGAGTCTCTTGTCGGTGGCTGATCCCACCCTCGCGCTCGATCTCGATCTCGCCATCGCGCAGCGGTGCCACCAGGCTGAACAAGAGTCGCTCACGGCGCTTCTGGCGGATGACGACCAGGGCGGGTTTTTCTCGGCGGTGATCGCGCTCCTCAATCGACGCTAACAGTCCTTATGGCCAACGCACTCCAGGAACTCGTGCTCCGCATTGGCGGGGATTCAGAAGGCGGGCAACGAGCCGTCCGGGATCTCTCGAATGCGCTCGCGAATTCACTCCAGAAGGCGCTGGTGGATACGGGCACGAAGGCGACCGAATCCGGGCAAAAGGTGTCGGGGTTCGCGAAGTATCTCGAGGACCTGACGCCGAAGGGGCAAAACGCGCAAGCCACCTTCCAAAGCCTCCAGCGCACCTTGACCGAGATGTGGGAGAACCCCACTGCGGGCGTCAAAGGCCTCGCGGGCGCGCTAGGGTCGGACCTCTCCGGTGCGCTCGCATCGACGGGAGGGTCGCTCGCGACAGTCGGGGTCGCGGCCGGCGGCGTGGTCGCTGTGCTGGGCGTGGCGGCGGTGGCGGCCTTTGAACTCGGCGATCGCGCGGCGAAGACGGGCGCGATGCTCCACGACCTCAGCGAAAAGACCGGGATCGCTGTCGGGCCGCTGTCGGTCCTGAGTAAGGCCGCGCAAGTCGCCGGCAGTGACATCACAACCCTCTCGAACGCCGTGTTCATGATGCAGAAGAACATGGGCGAGAACCCGGACAAATTCGAGAAGGGCCTCCAGCGGATCGGCCTCCAGTTTGCGGAATTCCGGCGATTGGCGCCGGAGGAGCAATTCAAAGCGATCGCGGCCGGGCTGAAGGCCACCGAAGACCCGGTCGAGCGCAACACGGCCGGCTTCGAACTGATGGGTCGTCAGTTCCGCGACCTCGCGCCGACGATGATGAAGTTGAACGAGGCGCTCGCGCTGACCGCCGACTTCAAACCCTGGACCGAGGAACAGGCCCGGCTCGCCGAAGAGTACGAGATGCACATGGCGAGTATCCGCCTGCACCTCGAAGGCATCGTCAACGGAATGGGGAAACAACTGCTCCCGTACATGGAGCGGGTGGCGGAGATCCTCGACGAGATGTCGCGCTGGGCGCCTGGTGGGGCGATGACGATGTTGCTGCGGATCGCAGGCGGGCCGCTCGGCCTCGTCGGCGGATTCGCGGGGCCGCTCGAGCGGGCGTACGGGGGCGCCGCGATCACCCTGGCCGCGCCCGGTGGCCTGTTCGCGGGACTCGGCGGAATGGTGCCCGCCGGCGGCGTGGGTGGGCTCACCCTGCCAACCTCGCCGCGGGTCCCGTATTCACAAGACGCCAAACTCCCGACACAGGCGGACGACAGCCGCATCGTCGGGACGACCGACCAGGAAATGTTCAAGCTCCTGGAGAGTCTCCAGGCCGAGCAAGAAAAAAGCGCCAAGGAGGCGCACAAACGCTACGTCGCGGAATGGCAACACACCGAGGACGAAATCCAAAAGATCTGGGGCGAGGCCTTCGTCGCACAGGAAGACACCGACAAGAAGAGCCTGGCGAGCCAACTCCGCGTCCTCGAGCAAAAACGCGTCAACGAGGAGCACGCGGCGATCCAGCACATCGCCGAGACCACGAAGTCGGAAGACCAACTCGCGCAGCTCGTGTTCGCGATTCGGGCGAAATACACGGCGCTCGAGCACAACGCCGAAGTGGCGGCCGCCGCGGAACACGAGAAGCTGCTCGCGAAGATCCACGGGATCGAATCGGTGGGGATGGCCGCCGATCTCAAGGAATGGGAAAAGCTCGGCACGGCGGTCAAAGGGCAGCAAGCGACCTTCGAACAGTACGGGAAGTTGTACGCGCAGCTCGAAGATGCCATCGCCAAAGAGACGATGACGACCGCGGACTATCAGGTCAAGCGGATCGAAGAGTGGCGCGACAAGAGTATCGAGGCGCTCGACAAAACCACCGAAGGCTGGGAACGCAACGCCGCCAAGATTCGCGCGATCGCGACGCAGGAAATCACCGACATCCGGTACGCGCAGGAAAGTGTCGTCGCGATGCTGGCGCGGATTTCCGCGGAGGCCGATCGGTCGGTCCCGGACCTCAAGAAAGCGCAGCAGGCCGTCACCGAGCTCGGCCAGTCCTTTGTGCAGATGGCGCAGTTGGGCGGCGGCGCGTTCGGCGGGATTGTCAGCATGATCGGCCAGGTGATCATCGGCCTGGAACAAGCGAAGCGCGCCAAGGATCTCATCGCCCAGAGTTCGTGGACGTCCACGGAGGGGGTTACCGGCAAGCTGCAAGGATATGCGGCGCTGTACGGCGGGGCGATTGCCTCGGGGGCCAATGCCAAGACCGGCGGCACCGATGAACAAGGCCGGCCGACGACGTTCAGCGAGACGATGAATTCGGCGATGAACTGGAAAAGTGCGTCGACCTACACGGCCGCCGTCTCGACCTTGGGCATCAGTCTGGCCGTGCAAGCCGGCGTCGGCTACATCAAATATCTGTTTCGCGATCGGACCCTCGAGGACGCCGCCCGCGACGCCGGCGAGAAGTTCGGCACGACCTTCAGCAAGGCGACGATGGACGCGATCCAAAAGGCGAAGGACGCCGGGTATCGCGTGGTCACGGCCGAGATGCTGAACCTCGACAAGATCATCACCGATGCCGGCGGCCTCACCGAGAAGAACGTGTCGACGTTCAATGCCCGGTTCCACGATCTGTTTTCCTTCATCGAGCTGGGCTGGATCACGTCGACGGATGCGGCGAAGGTCTTCGAGCAGAACTTCGCGACCTTCCTGGCCGCCAACACCGACGCCAGCGGCCGCATCAGCGAGGACATGGCCCACATCATCGACCTGGCCAACGATCCGCGGTTCGGCATGAATTCGGCGGCCGTGCGCGAGTGGATGACGGGCCAGGCGGCGACGATGGCCACCGGCCTCAACGACCTCCTGACGCAGCCGATGGTGACGAGCGGCGCGGCCATCAAAAAAACGGTCGACGACGCGCAGGCGGCGCTGGATGCGCTGAAGGCCACCGGCAAGGCCACGGCGGCCGAACTCACCGACGCGCAGGACAAGCTGACGGCCGCGCTCTCGACCCAGCATGGCGAAGCGGTCCGCAACAAGCAGGCGCTCGACGACCTGGCGACGACCGCGCTCACGACGTTCAACGCCGCGATCGCCAGCGGCCAGACGTTCGCGCAAGCCCTGTCGGGCATCGGCCCGTCCCTCGACGTCATCAAACAGGCCTTCGACAATCTCGGCCTCTCGATCGACGATGCGGCGGTCCGGGGCCTCGTGCTCGAGAACACGATCCTCAACGGCGTCGGCGGCACCGGCAAAGCCGTGAACGGGCTGCAGCAACTCGTCACGGCCGCGATGAACCTCGGGAAAGGCGTCGAAACGCCCGACGCCTTCGCGGCGCAGCAGCGGACCCTGGGCTCGGTCTACAACCAAACCCAGGCGGCGACGGCGACGGCGGGCGGCACGACCGTCAATGCACTCCTGCCGTTCCAGCAGACCCTGCACGAGATGGATGACTGGGCGAAAAAGAATCACCTCGAGCTCGACGCCAACACGCAGCAGATGATCGACCAGAGCCGCGAACTCGGGATCTGGAACGCGGACTTCAAGTCGGACAGCGAGAAGACGCGCGACTCGATCGCCACCCTCATCACGAGCAACGATGCGCTGGCGGCCGCCCTGGGCGGGCTGCCGCAAGCGTTGGCCGATGTGATCGCGCGGCGCACTCCGGCGGGCCCCACGTCGACTGACGGCGACGTGCATGGCGCCACGGGCGGCATGGTGACCCGGCATGGCCTCGTGCCCGCCTATCTCTCGTCGGGGGGCACGATCGGCGGACCGCGCGGGACCGACACCGTCAATGCGTGGTTGACGGTGGGTGAGCGCGTGCTGACGGTGGAAGAGGCCGCGGCCTACAACCTGGGTCAACGCCTGATGGCGGGCCTGGTGGCGTCACCGACGACCACAGCCTTCGAGAAGCCGGGCCTGTGGCCAGGCGGGGCCCCGTGGGTCGGGGGCGGCGGGGCCGGCCAGCCGATCACCAAGACGTACAACGTGTCGATCATCGCCCGCAACGACGACGCGGCCGAGCGGTGGCGCGATTGGCTGCGATCGGACGGCGTCGAGATCGCGGTCGAAGAACTCGAAGACGGGCGCTTTGTCTCGCGCGTCAATCGCGCGTTGGATCGCTGATGGCGGGCCCCCTGCTGCGCTATGCGAAAGTCTCCCAGGACGTCAGCCGGACGGCGACCTGGACGGTGACGGGCGGCACCGAGGATCCGGCGTATCCCGCCACGAAGTTGAACGGGCGCGATCCCACCGACCCGGCGAAGCTGACGACGACGACCGGCAAGTGGCGCGCGGACCTCACCGCCTCGCCGCCGGCGATCGTGGGCGTCGCGCTGATCCACACCAACCTCCTGCCGGGGCTCGAGGTGCGGCTGCAGGGGAGTGCGGCCTCGGACTTCTCGAGCCTCAGCGTGAATAGTCTCATCACGATTCCCGCGCTGAAAAACAACTGGCCCGTCAACCCGGTGCTGATCTTCGCGGCGCAGACGTATCGCTACTGGCGGATCAACGTGGTCGGGACCAACACGGTCGCCGTCTCGATCGGGCACGTCGCGCTCTTGACGGCGGTGCAGTCCTTCGCGTGGGCGCAAGCCGAGATCCAGTGGACCGACACGATCCCGACCTGGGACGACGTCACCGAGCTCGACGTGCCGATGAATCTGGATCTCCTGACGCAGCTCCGGGCCTGTCAGTTCGACACGATCAACGACGCGACGGCGCAAGCCGCCTTGGATGACTGGTGGTTCGATGCGCGCGGGATCAATCTGCCGTTCGTGTTCATCCCGAACGTCGACGTCAACGAGGCGTACTACATGACGTTCCAGGAGAAGACCAAAGAGGTCACGGTCAACAAGAGCATTCGGCTGCTGCGCGTGAAGCTCAAGGAATTCGGGCGTGGCATGCGGCCCACGCCGTGGTTGGTGTGAGAGGTTGTCGTGAGCACGCCCATCTATAGTCAGTCATTCTCCGTCGTCAAGCGCAATACGGGCGCGTTCCGCACCGATGACTACTGGAGTTCGACCGCTTACGAGTCCAGCGGCACGAGTGGGCCGGACAGCGATTACCCCGCGATCGGCTCGACGGAGAACAACCAGGTCAGCGCCGCGCTGGGGCCGCACGGCGAGAACGTGCTCAATGACGATTCAACGACGGCGCTCTCGACGGGCGACCACTGGGCGTCCGGCGGGCTGGTCGCCTTTAATTTCGACACCGAGGAACAGCGACCCTCGAGTCCCTGGACGGGTGTGCACTACACGGATGCGACGCCGAACTCGGCGAACGCCTTCGATGCCTCTCGGTGTCGGGCCTCGGTGGACTATCACTTTACGTCGGAGGCGTGGAGCGTTTACAACGCCTTCTACTATCCGGGCCTGCGGATCGAGAGCATGTCGCATCTATTGCTGGCCGTCAGCTTCAGCTTCGACAGCGGCGACAACGTCGGCGGCTTCCGGTCGGGCTTTCAAATCAACGTGCAATACCGGACCTGGTCCGGATCCGTGGATGCCTACGTGTGGGCCGATGGCTCGCTCGGCGTCGCTGCTGGGGCGCGCGTCTTCCCGATCGCCGACTTCGAGAACCAGTGGCACACGCTCAGCATCGAGTGGCAAGGCGGCACCGTCGTCGGTGCCTGGGACGACGTCCTCGCCGATGGGTTCGTGCGGATCTATCTCACGCCGGTCGATGCGACGAAGGTCTTGATCTACGACTCGGGGCCGATCGCGATCTATCTCAGTCAGTGGTTCGAGACGGACCACCATCAGGCCGACGCGATTGTGTGCGGCTTCAACGGGCAATTCGGCTATCTGACGAATATCCTGCTGGAGCCGCTTGCCGCCGAAGTGGTGCCCGCGGAAGTGATCTTCGTCAACGACCGCATCCCGGGCCTCACCCACATTGAGATCGGGTGGTCAGGCCGCGGCGTGTCCACGCCGGCGACGACGCCGCAGACGCTGGCGGTCGCGACGGGCAGCGGGGCGGGCACTTATCTGCCGGGCACCGTGGTGCCGATTGTGGCGGCGGCCCCCGCGACGGGGGATGCGTTCTACCGCTGGACCGGCCCGGGCGTCGCGGCGCCCGACAGCGCGTCGACGACGATCACGATCCCGGCCGGGCCCACGACGGTGACGGCCACGTATCGGACTGTGGTGCCGCCGGTCTCGACCGATGCCGATTACTACGTGGCGACGACCGGCTCCGATGCCGCGGACGGATCCCTGGCGACGCCGTTCCGCACGATCCAGCACGCGCTCGCCGTGCTCGCCGGGGGACAAACGCTCTTTCTGCGCGCCGGCACCTATGACGAGATTCTGATCAACGCGGTGCCCTCCGGGAGCTCGTGGGCGGCGCCGACGCGGATCGCCGCGTATCCCGGTGAGACGGTGTGGCTCAAGCCAACGGTGGGCGGCGCGAGCGATGCGGCCGGGTCCATCATCTATTTCAGCCGCGGCCAGCGCTACATCGAGTTCACCGGGATCAACCTCGATGGGACGCTGCTGAGTGGCGGCACCTTGGTGTTCTTCGACAACCGCGTGGGGGCGACGGCGCCCGATCATGTGCGCGTCCAGGACGCCGAGATCATCAATGGCAGCGGGCCGGGCGGCGGCGGCGCCGCGGTGGCGGTGGGCGGGAGCTTCCACGAGTTCCTGCATCTGGTCGTGCATGGCACGGCGGGGCCGTATGCGTTCTACATCTCCGGCGACGACACCCTGGTCGATCACTGCGAGGTCTCCGACACGGCGCTCGCCGGGATTCAGATTTATCACGGCGGCGGGAATCCGAGCCGGAACATCGTCCGCAACTGCCGCATTCACGATCTCACCGAGAGCTGGTTCTTCGGCGCGCCGGATGCGCGCCTCTACGGGATCATCGTCGTCGGCACCGACAACGAGGTCTACAACAATCTGATCTACGACCTCAGCTTCCCGTACCAGGGCGGCAACGCGGGGATCAACCTCTACACGAGCTCGGGGACGAAGGTCTTCAACAACACGGTCTACGGCAACACGACCGACGGGATCTATGTCGGCAGCAACGCCGTGGACGCCATCATCCGGAACAACGTCGTGTATGGGTCGACCGGCACGGACCTCGTCGACAACGGCGTGCGCACGATCAAGGACCACAACGTCGTCGGCGTCGATCCGCTGGTCGTCAATGCGGGGACGGGCGACTTCCACCTGCAGGCGGGCAGTCCGGCGCGGGCGTTCGGCGTGGACCTGTCGAGCACCGAGCCGGCGGTGGCGACGGATTTCGAGGACGTGACGCGCAGCGCGTGGGATGCGGGGGCGATTGAGTATCCGTAACGCGGCGGCCGGGGAGGGAATCGCGTGAGTGACGAGACGGTCGAAACCTGGTCCGTCGTGCCGATGGACGATCCCGCGGCCTATGACCACGGCCGCAAAGACCCGCGGGTGCTGAGCTGGGGCGACATTCGCCGCGCCGGCTCGGACTTCTATGGGACGGCGGTGGCGGCGGACTTCAAGTTCACCGTGCGCGACAAAGACCTGCACGTGCTCGGCTATCTGGGCGATCCCGCGAACACGTTCATCAACCGCTACACGGTGACGCGCAGCATCACGGACGCGGACCGGCGGCAGCAGCGGACGCGGCGGATCATCTTTCGCGGCCCGATTCGGAGCGTGGTGCCGCGCGCGGGCGCGACGCACGAATTCACGGTCAAAGACTATCTGCAGGAACGCTTCGGCCCGAACAGCGACATCCCCAATCTCCCGCGCCGCCACGTGCTGCGGGAAGACTTCGATGGGTGCGAAACGACGCTCGTGCGCTCGAGCGCGGAACAGTACGTCGTCGACGGCGCGCTGGGGCTGACGCAGGTGATTGACGGCGTGACCGTCGACACGATGGTGATCGCCATCCGGGACGGGGTCGGGACGTTTGCCGCCGATCAGATCACGTTTGCCGGCCACGGGACGGTCTACACAGTGAGCCACAGTTCGCTCGATGACCCCGAAACGTCGATCACCATCAATCCGGCGTTGACGGCGACCGTGGCCGATGGGGAGGCGATTACGCAGGCCCCGACCCATGCGGTGCCGCCGGCCTGGCGCAAAGTGGTACCCGTGCGGGCGGGCCTGATCACGGACCAGCAGATCGTCGGGGGCCTCGACGCCGGCGATGGGCAAGGGAAGTCGCTCTATGTCGGCGACGAGGTCCTGGCCGATGGCTACACCTACGCGATCTTTGTGTGGGCGTGCCACGGCTGCTATAGCCCGGACGGAAAACCGATCCAGCAGCTTTATTTCTGGAACCAGGCGCTCGACAACCTCGCCGGCGGCAGCTTCTACGTCGACAGCGTCCTGATGCCGATGACCATCGGCGATCTCGCAACAGAAGCGGGCAGTGGCGGGCGGGTGCTGGTGCCCGGCTACGACAACTGGACCGACAACGGCTTCTCGACCAGCTACGTCGATCGGCACGGCCGCCGGTATGTGATCTACGGGCTCCGCGGGATCTTTCGCGATTGGGCGCTGGGGATTCGCGCGGCGCCGATGAACCTCGGCGGGATTCCGCACGCGCTGAATGGGTACGGGATGGACAGCCTGTTGGACGGCACGGGCACGGAGGTCCGGGATCTCCACGATCAATTCGTGTTGACGTTCAATAACTTCGCCTGGGGCGATTACCAGAGCGGCGCGCCGTGGGCCGATCCACTGTTTCCCGATGAGGGGGCCCTCACGCTCCTGGACCTGGACAGCGTGGCGCGGGCGAAGGCGCACGGCGCGACGCTCGTCGCGGGGGGCTTTCGCGGCGATTGGAGTTTGGGCGTCGACGACGAACAGATCACGATGGCCGAACTCCTGAAGCGCTTCGTGCGCTGCCTGGGGGTCGAGCAGGGCTGGAATCGGAAGACGCAATGGTCGATCGACCGGCAAGTCTTCGATCAGGCGACGGCGATGACGGGGGCGCCGACGCTGACCGACGAGCGGGACATCAAGAAACTCTCGTTCGAGATCGATGAGGCGCCGTCCGAGCTCTTCACCGCCTTGCGCTTTGTGCATACCCGGGATGAGTGGGGACGCACCGCGGGCGGGTGGCGGTCGACGGTGGCGTCCTACAACGTGGCCCGGGGACAAACCGAGTTCGCGGACGGGGCGGCGATCGTCGCGAAATACAGTCCGAGCGGCGCCCCGCTCTATGGCCAGTCGCTCGACTTCCATTTCCTGCGCGGGATGAATCGATCGACCGATGCCGCGGCGTATCAGCAGGGCAGTGACACCATCAACGCGATCCTGGCCTACAAGCTGGCGATGGCGAAGGTGCGGGTCTTCACGCTGACCACCTGGGGCAAGGGCTACTCCATTGAGCTGTTCGATCGGATCTGGATCACGCATCTGGCCAATGTGGGCGGGCGGACGCCGCGGCCGGCGCGCGTGATTGAGCACCGCGCGCAGCCGGACCGGTGGCGGGTCACGCTCCGCTGTTTTGATCTCGCCGGCATCTTCGCGTGAAAGACGAGGCCAGACATGGATGAAGTCGATCGACAGTGGATCCAGCGGCGGATCGCGGTGATCCCGCGGGGCAACAACATCTCCTACGTGATTGCGGTCATCGTGATGGCCAGCATTGGGATCCTGGCGGTCGCCGCGATCGCCATCCTCCGGCCCGAGAAGGACAATGCGGGCCTGTATCTCACCATCGGGGGCTTCATTGCCACCACGACCGCCTCCGTCCTGGGGTTCATGAAGTCCGACGACACGCACAAGAGCGTCAACGGGCGCCTCGAAGAATTTCTCAATGCGAGCGTGGTGGCCGCGCACGCGTCCGGCCTCGCGGCGGGGCGCCAGGCGGGGCGCGTGGCGGCCAACGCCCGCACCGATGCCCTCGCCGCCGCCGCCAGCCCGACGCCCGCGCCCGCGGCCCCCTCGTATACCGCCGCGTTCGCGGAGAGCCTGTCGAACATCGACGCCCACACCCGGGCGATCGAAAAGAACACCAACCCGGAGAAGGGCTGACCCCGCATGGACCTCCTGATCGTGGTCTTGATCGTCGTCTGGCTGACCGGCGCCGGCCTCGCCATCGGCGGCAACACGATCCATCTCCTCGGCGTGATCGTGCTGGTCCTTGTCGCGGTGCGCCTGGTGCAAGGGCGGGAGCTGCGATGACAAGACGCGTGGCCGCCCTCGTCGCGCTTGGTGTGCTTGGTGGCTTCGTGGGGCCGGCGCAGGCGCAAGTCGGCACCGAGCCGACCGCGTGGGCGCCCGAACATCGCGCCCTCGCCGGCCGACTCGGGGATGCCGCCGTCGTGGGGCAAGCCGCCGGCGCCGGGTGGACGGCGTACCAGGCGTGGCGTGCCGGCGATCACAAGGTGGCCTACCGCACCGGCTGCAGCCTCCTCGTCGCGCTGGCGACGACCGAGACGACCAAACGCCTCACGCATGAATGGCGGCCCGATGGCAGCGATCAACTCTCGCAACCCTCGGGACATTCCGCCGCGCTGGCCGCGTTGAGCGGCTGGAACTATTCCTTCGGGATTTCGATCGGGGTCTTTGGTGGGCTCTCGCGCGCGAACGCGAACAAACACCACTTGTGGAACAAGCAGCTCCTCTCCGACATTCCGCTCGGCTGGGGCATCGGCGCGCTCTCGCAGGCGGGCTGTCGGGCGCTGATTCGGGGTAACCCATGATGATGGTGAAAGCGACGCGCGAAGGATTGGGCGGGAAGCAGACGTCGTCCGGCTATCTGGTTGATCCGATCGTGCCGTTCGTCGCGCTGCCGGATACCGCGGCCCTCCGGCAACGCGTCCGGGTGATCAATCCGCAGAACGGGAAATCGATCGAGGCGATCGTGCTCGACGTCGGCCCGTGGAACGAACACGACCATGCGTATGTCTTCGGCGGGCACCGGCCGGCCGCGGAAACCGGGATCGACACGCGCGGCCGCAAGACCAACGGCGCCGGCATCGACCTCGGCGAACGCGTGTGGGCGGCGCTCGAGATGACCGGCAACGACCAGGTGTGGTGGGAGTTCATCTGATGGGGGTGCCGAATCGACTGACCGACGTCCGCGCGCTCTGCGCCCAGCATCCGGAGGCCTTTCCCGCCGGCGAGGGCAACGATGCCGCACGGCTCCGCTTTCTCCAGACGATCCTCATTCCGGCGTTGAACCGGATCGACGATGGCGACTGGGGCTATATGACCAAGACGGATCAGCACGACAAGGTGCCGTGTGATGTGCTGATATGGCGGCCGACGAACGCGGTGATTGATTGCCTGACGGGGACGGGCGCCTGTTGGATCGCCCATGCGCCGCCGCCGCCCGAATGGATCTGGACCGCCGTCGAGCCGTTCGTCGCGCCGCCCGATCCTCCGCCGGCCGACGAGAGCCTCCCCGTGTACTGGGGGCAGCTGGCCTGGATCGGCACGCTCGTGCCGCAGCCGCCCGGGCTCGTCGTGCTGATCAACGCGATCGGGGAAGTGGCGTCCCTCCAACCCGATGGCCGTCTCGAATGGCGCCCGCCGGGCACGGTCGGCGCGTACGAGTTGGCGCGGCGCGTGGGGCCGAATCTCCTGCGATATGAGGGGACGGGCGCGGTGTATGACCTGGCCGTGCAGAGCCGCTAATCATGGCCCCTGACCGCAAGGCTGCGCGCCCCGACGTCGCCCGGACGATCAGTCCCGTCGTGTATCGCCCGGAGACGTTGCGCTTCACAGAAGGGACGGTCGTCCCGATCGGTGACGCGTGGGTCGCGTTGCAGCACACAGACGGCTGGTTCGTCAGTGTCGATCCGGAGGGGCGGGTGGGCACGTGCGACACGATCGGCCCGCGCGAACGGGCGACGCGGATCGGCGGCACCTTGCTGCGCTATGCGGAGACGGGCACGGACTACTACATTGTGGTACAGGCGCGGTGACGCGACCCGCGGTCGACCCCCGTCCGGCCCGCCGCCGCCCACTCACCGCGGCCGAGGCGGCGCTACTGTGGCACTGGGTGGCCTACCGCCATCCGGCGTGGCTGCGGCCCGCGCGCCCGCCCCTCACGCCATTCGAGGTGCTGACGATCCGGGTGGCGCAGCTCGAAGGGGAGGCTCCTCGGCGATCTGGGTCTTGACGCAGGCCATCAGGAGGCCTTCGCGATCGGCTTGATCGAGCCCGCCTCGCCGCTGCTCTTCCGGTCGCGCTGCGCGTGCCATAGATCCCAGCCCGCCTGCAGGTTCATCCAAAATTCCGGGGAGACCGTGAACAGTTCCGACAGCCGGAGCGCGGTATCCGGCGTCATGCCGCGCTTCCCCTTGATCAACTCGTTCAGCCGGTTCACCGGCATTTTCAGCCGGCGGGCGACGTCGGCCTGCGACAACTGCAGCGGCTTGAGGAACTCCTCGAGCAGCATCACGCCCGGGTGGGTGGGCGGTCGATTCTTGGGCAGGGTCATCAGTGGTAATCCCCGCAGCGCACGTCGTAGGCGTGGCCGCTCGCGAACCGAAAGATCAGCCGATATTGGCGATTCACCCGAATACTGAACTGGCCGGCGAGATCGCGCGTGAGCGCTTCCAACTGGTTGCCCGGCACGTGCCGTAGATCCTCAAGATTCGGCGCGGCGTCCAGCGCGTCCAGCTTCCGACGGACCACCGGCCAAATCGCCTTCGGGATGCGCCGTGCGGCCTTGCTGTCGACGTCATCGTAGATGTCTTTCGTGGTGGCATCCGCGAAAGACTGAATCACTCCCTAATAATACATGTATACACGGGAGATGTAAATAGATATACTGGGTGGGTCAGAAGAACGAAGTCGGCGCCGCCCGGTGCTTGTAACACCGAACGACGCCTCACCCGTCAACCGAGGATGAGTCGGTCGCCGAGCTACCTACAGTCTAAGAGGGAGCTTTGCCACCCGGCAATGAAGAGGCTCCCATGCGATCCAGTTTCGAGTCCGCCGAGACGACCTTTCGGGAACGGCACGCCCTCGTGATCGTGGCCGTGATCGGCATCATCGGTGCAGCCCTGGTGTGGTGGACGACGGTCGCGCCGCTCCTGGCGCGGGTGAGTGCCAGTCTGGCGGGTGCCCTGTGAGCTATCTCCTCCATGTGCGACAGGCGCCGGGGTTCAAGGGAACGGTCGCGTACACGATGAGCTTCCCGACTGATGCCGATCGCGCCCTCGTCGTGATCCTGCTCCGCGCGCTGCCGCTCGAACTCCGGCTAGAAGACGTCCCGGTGACGGCGTGAGCCGCTTCGGCCTCGAGGAGGACGATCGGGAATTCGACGACCGGCAGCCGAATGCCACCTGCACCGACTGCGGGGTCGACTATGCACGGGGAGATGGTGACGCGGGCACCTGGTGCGACACGTGTTCCGATCAGCGCGACAGCTGGGTGTCCGCCCTCGAAGTCCGGATGGCGCAGGCCGGGGTGCCGACCGTCCTGACCCGCTTGCCGACGCTGTCGGCCGTCGCGGCGTCCCGGGCGGGGAAGCCGCTCCCCAAAAAGGCGAGTCGGAAGGCGGTCGCATGAGCGCCGATCGCCTCCGGGCGCTCGCCGCGGCTGCACGGGATCTCGAGGGTGTGGCCGTGCGGGTCCAGCGGCTGGTGCACGATCCACAGCGATCCATGGATCCCGCGGTCGTCGACGTCGCGCTCGTGCCAGCGCCCGACCAGGTCGGGCCGATCGTGGATGTTGAGATCATTCCAGTCCGCGAACTGCGTCGGCTGCAGCAGCTCCGGACGCTGGCGGAGAGTCACGCGGTGCCGCGGGCGCAGCCGAAGCGCTACACCCGGCTCGAGCGCGCGATCGCGACGAAGGCCGCCCGGCTCCTGGATGCGAAGAAACTCCGCGAGTGGGCAACCGCCGTCAAAGATCGGGACCAGTGGACGGACCGGAAAACCGGCGTAAAGGTGCGAAGTACTCGGCAGCTCGATCCCTTGCGCGCGGAAGCGCATCACATCGTGAGCAAGGACGATCACCTGGTCCGCTACGACATCCGCAACGGACTGTGCCTGTCGTTCGAAACCCACTTTCTCGTGGAGCATCACCGGTACCGGATCGAGGGGACGGTGTTCTTCTTTGAAGGCGGATGCCGCTACATCAATGGCCAGTACCCGGTGATCTTCGTCCGGTTGTAGACTCCAGGGATGCAGGAACACTTGAAGCTGCTGGGGTTTCGCGTACGCGATGCGGTGACCGGCTTCGAGGGCGTGGTGGAGTCGGTCTCGTTCGATCTCTACGGCTGCGTCCAGGCGATCGTCAGGCCTGGGTTGGATGAGAAGGGACTCCCGCAGGATGGCCGCTGGTTCGACTTGAAGCGACTGACAGCGACGGCGCCGGGCGACGGGCCCGTGATGGCCGTCCCGACGTTTGTGGTGGTGGCGGGTGGCGCCGAGAAGCCGGCATTTCCGTCGCCCCCCCTGCCATAGCGGTACACTACCCCGTGACGTGATCCCCCGATCCACCGGCACGTCGGCCCTGCAGTGCCCGCATTGTCAGCAACAGGCCGGATCCGACGTCACCGATAGCCGGGCCTCCGCGGACTACATTCGCCGCCGCCGCACTTGTGGCGCCTGCCAGCGGCGGTTCACCACCTACGAACTGATCGTCGATCCCCTGGTCTTTGAGCGCCAGCGTGGCCGCGCGAAAGCGGTCGCGGCCCAACTCCGGGAGATGGCCAGCACGTTAGAGGTGTGGTGATCGTCGTCCTGGTGTGACCTGCCCTGTCACACGCAAGGACGCTTGCACACCGGATGCGGACGCGCGCAGGAAACCCCGGGACGGCGTGGTACCGTGCGGACCAGTGAGTCTGCCTGACGGCCCGTCCCCTGGTCCCCGGCTGCAACTCGCGACGACCGCGCTCACGACGCCCGCGCGGCCCGTCGCATCAAGTCCATTGACCCCCGCGCAGCGCGCTGATATCCAACTGCTCAGTGTGGACCGATCGCACTTCGCGCGGTACCCCATGCCGCGATGGTCCACCGAAGGGGAACGCGGGGATGCGTACGTGTCGCGGATCCATCGCGAGACCACCATCAGTGAACGGATCGAGGCGTGGCGGGCGTTGTTTGCGAAGACCACGAAGAGCTGACGATCCGCCTATCGTTCGCCGGTCGCCATCTGGATCTGCAAGCGCGTCAGGGTGTCCACGTCGACTTCGATGCCGCTACTCAATCGGACCGCGCAGAAGACCGGGCAGGCTTTTAGGTGTTCCGTCAGGTCGAGGAGCGCCTCGCGCGCGGTGCGAGCCGCGGCCACCAGGGCGGCGCCAGTGCATCCGCGAATGGCGCTGGAGTCAGCATCGTCTGCACCGACTGTCGAAGGCGGCACCCGGGGGACTCTGGCCCGACCTGGTCGCTGCGGAACTGCTGAAGCAGGAGTCAGCGGGCTGAACAGGTACACTCCGTCGGTAATGGATGCCCTCACCCTCGCCCAACAGATCGTCGGCGTGATTCAACAGTCCGGCCTGGACTACTCGCGCCGGTATCTCGCGCTCGACATCGCGCGGCGCCTCCTCGAGGACAGTAATTACGAGCCGTGTCAGCCGGCGTCGGACGTGGCGGCCTACATCGCGCCGCCCGCGTCAGAGACCGTCCCGGCTTCGATGCGCTTCGACCTGTCGACGATGACGACGGATCAACTCGCCATCCTCGCGGATTGTGTCGCCCGCCTGCTTGTCGAGCGCGTGGAAGACAATGATCGTGATCTCGGCGGGCGACTGCAGCGGGCGCTCCTCCGCGCGATGGACGCGCCGCACGTCGACGGCTGAATGACGAGACCGACACTAAAGGTCGCCGGTC